TAATCTCATGGCTGTATTTCTAAATAACAATGTGGGCGTGAAGATCAACTCTGTCGATCTATCCGACCATGTAACAGCAGTAACAATTAACCGAGTATTTGATGAACTAGAAGTAACTGCGATGGGTGATAACTCACACAAATTCGTAAAAGGCTTAGAGTCATCAACAGTAACAATCGACTTCCTAAATGACACAGCATCAGCAAATGTATTGGCAACACTACAAGCTGCATGGGGAACTACAGTCACAGCTGTATTCCTACAGACAAAGGGAACAGCAGTATCTGCTACTAACCCTCTTTACACTGTATCTTTGCTAGTCAATAACACAACAGACATCAACGGTGCTGTTGGAGACATTGGCACACAAAGCATCACATTTACTGCTAATTCAACAGTTGCAGTAGCATCAACAGGCACATTCTAAACAATTAAACAAAGGGGCTAAACATGGCAAGACTAAAGATCGTTCGACAAGATGGAAGCATACTAGAAGGCGAAATTACACCTGCGGTGGAATACAGCTTTGAATTGTTTGCTAAAAAGGGTTTTCATAAGGCTTTCCGCGATGAGGAAAAGCAATCGGATGTTTATTGGCTGGCATGGGAAGTCACACGCAGATCAGGTGAATCTGTTAAGCCATTTGGGATGGACTTCATTGAGACACTTAAAAGTGTTGAGGTGCTTGATTCCGACCCTTTAGCTTAAAGCGCGATCTCCCGTTCACCTACCTTATTGCTAGGCTAAGCATAAGGTTAGGGATCGCGCCACAACATTTATTAGAGTTAGACAGATGCTTTACTTCAAGGTTTAACTGACGAAGCAAAGGAGATTAAAGATGCCAGCAACCGTAAAGGGCGCCGTTAATCTTCGCAAGGCTTTGAGGGAATTTACACCAGATTTGTCTAAAGCATTACCTAAAGAAATAGCAACCGCATTAAAGCCAATTACTAAATCTGCTAAAGGATACTTGCCGGATAGAGGCCAAGTCCTAAGCGGATGGCTACCTCGCCAGATGTCAGAAGCAACTTTTCCAGCTTTTGAACCTAGAGTTGCTAAATCTGGAATTGGCTATAAAACAACCCCATCTAAGCCTAATAGCAGAGGTTTTAGATCTCTTGCTCGCGTGTTTAACAAAACAGCAGCCGGAGCAATTTATGAAACAATGGGTCGCAAAACTCCAGATAGTCGATTTGTCAAGAATCAAATGGCTAAGTCTGGTGGCATTATGCGTGGACAAGGCTTGATGAAAGGCCGCGCTCTTTATCGCGCTTACGATGAAAACAATGGTAAGGCCAGAGCAGCAGTATTGGAAGCAATCCAAAACGCAGCAAAGAAACTTAATGCTCGATCTACGGTGAGAGGTTAATCATGGCAAATGTAGTCATTGACATCGCAACGGAGTTCACTGGTAAAAAAGCTTTTGCTCAAGCCGAAACCTCTACAGAAAAACTGACTAGGAATGTTAAAAAACTTGCAGGTGCTTTTGGGTTAGCTTTTGGTACTGCTCAAGTTATTGCATACGGTCGCGCATCAGTTAAAGCTGCTCTAGAGTCTCAGGCAGAGCAGGAAAGACTAACTAACATTCTTAAGGTTACAACTGGGGCTACTCAATCTCAGATAGATAGCCTTAATGAGCAGGCCGATGCATTAGAGCGTATTGGTGTGGTAACTGGTGGAAACATCAAGATAACCCAATCTCAATTGGCTACCTTCGATTTACAGATTTCTACAATTAAGACTTTAACTCCAGCCATTTTAGATTATGTAACAGCTGAAAAGGGTGCAACCGCAACCGCTGAGCAGTTTAAGTCTATGACTAACGGCTTGGCTCAAGCTCTAAACGGAAACTTTACATCTTTGACCAGAGTGGGCTTTGTCCTTGATGATGTAACAAAGAAAATGATTAAAGAAGGAACCGAGACAGAACGTGCAGCTGCCTTAGTCAAAGTTCTTAATTCTACATACAAAGATTTTAACGCTAATCTTAGAAACACTGATGCCGGCCAGATGCAGATCCTTGCTAACACTTCACAAGAAGTTAAAACAATTATTGGAACTGGCATTATTGACTCACTAAAACTACTCAGTAACGACAAAACAATTGTCGGGCTTACTGATAACATGAAAAAACTTGCAGTTGCTATTTCAGATACATTTATTGGCTTTTCATTGTTTTTGAATGAATTAAAACAGATTCCAATCTTAGGAAAAGCCATAGGCGCAGTTTTTGATGACATAGGAAGATTTAATGTATTTACTCGAATGGGAAAGGCTTATCGCGAGAGAATTGAATACAACAAGAATGAACACAGAGCCAGAGAGCAAATTCTTGCTATTGACAATAAAGCCGATAGATTATCTAAATCTCAGTTAGCTGCACAAAAGAAATTACTAGATACTCAACGCAAGATCGCAGCCGAAAAGAAAAAGCAAGAGATTTTAGACAAAGCTGCCTTAGTTCTTGCTCAAGGTCAGAAAGTCTTTGATGAAGAAGGCATCCAGTTAGCTGCTGCCGCACAGGGTAAATTAACAGAGGAAGAACGAGTACGGGTTGCCCTCAAGAAAGACATCTATGATTTAGAAGCTGCCATCAATGAAGAAAACATTAGTGCCGCTGCTAAGTTAGCAAATAGCATGGTGGCTAATGCTCAGAAGTTAGCTGCACTTCGCACTGACATGGTGGGGCTTAATGATGTTCAAAATCCTTTTTCTGGCTGGTTATTGACTATTCAGCGCATGGCTTACGAGTTATCACAATTAGCCATGATCAAGCCTATGACAGATGCATCTGCTTTCTTTACTCCACAGCAACAGGCCACAGCCGATTTACTGTCAGAGTCTAAGTCTAAGATAGAACGCAAGATTCAAGGTGATCTTGAAGATCGCATGAAGGCATTAGCCGATGCAAGAGCCAGAATTGAAAACAAAATTAGTGTAGATACTATTGGCACTAACGCAACTCCATCATCTTATGGCATGGGTGGCTCTATGGGCGGTACTTCTGTAGTGGTCAATGTTGCCGGATCAGTTTCAACAGAGCGCGATCTAGTCTCAGCCATAACACAGGGGCTTTACTCACAACAGGCCTCTGGTACTCCAGTTAATTACAGTACGGTGTACTAATGGCTTTACCTGCAACCCCTATCGTCAAGATTAATTTAACAGGTGGAGCATCTTTTGCTACCCCATTTATCCTAGATACTTCCGAGCTTGATTTCAGCCCACTGGGAGAAGCTGGTCAAATCATTATTGATGTGTCTAATCAGGTTACAAAGATTGACACACGGAAGCAACGCAATCTATTTCAGGATAAATATTTAGCAGGTACAGCAACAGTCCGAATCCTTGATCAAACAGGTGAGTGGAATCCGCAAAACACTGCGAGCAGTCTGTATCCCAATCTTGTACCTTTACGCTCAATCATTATTGAAACAGACTATCTAGACACTATCTATCCAATCTTCAAAGGTTACATTCAGGAATATCTTTATACTTACCCTACTGATCAAGAATTAGGTTATGTCGATCTAATTTGCTCAGATGCCTTTAGATTAGTTTTTAACTCTAATGTGACCACCGTCACAGGTGCTACAGCAGGGCAAAACACTGGCACACGCGTAGATAAGATCCTTGATGCTATTGGCTGGCCTTCAAGTGCTAGGTCAATAATGACAGGTGACACGCTATGTCAGGCAGATCCAGCGACCACACGCTCAGCTTTGTCAGCCATTGAGACTGTGACATTTACAGAGCAGGGAGCCTTTTACTTTGACAAGGCTGGCAACGCAGTCTTTAAGTCTCGTGATTTTGTCTATACCTCACCTGCTGACACACCTACGGTATTTTCTAATGCAACTGGATCTACAGACATTCCGTACGCTGGCATTACCTTTGCCCTAGATGATAAGACGATAGTCAATCAAGCCTCTGTCACACGCACAGGCGGTACTACTCAGACTGCCTCAAATCAAGACTCTATTGATAAATTCTTCCTTCACAGCATTACAGCTAATGACATGCTTATGCAGACAGATGCCGAGGCTCTGGATCTTGCTTCTAATTTTGTGGCATCTCGTAAAGATACAACTTTGAGAATTGAAACCATTACCCTTGACCTAGTAACTCTAGGTTATGGGGCAGGGGTTACAGCTGCACTGGACTTAGATTATTTCGACCCTATGCAAATCACGAATGTCAATGTGGCTGGCACTACTATTGTCAAGACTTTACAATGTCAAGGCATAGCCCACAGCATTACGCCTAACACATGGAAAACAACGCTTACAACACAGGAAAATGTCTTGGATGGCTTCATCCTTGACTCGACATTATACGGTATCCTTGACACATCCGTATTGGCATACTAGGAGAAATAAATGGCAGCAGGATTAGGATTTAAGACATTCACTACTGGTGAGGTTTTAACAGCGGCAGATGTAAATGGCTATCTTATGCAGGGCGTTGGTGTCTTTACCGATGCTGCTAATCGTGATGCCGAGATTACTTCTCCGCAAGAAGGACAATTTGCCTATCTAAAAGATACAAATGTAACTACTTACTACACAGGCTCAGCTTGGGCTAACTTAGATACAACAGGCATGACAAATCCTATGACCACTACAGGTGACACAATTTATTCATCGAGTGGATCAACACCTGCTCGTTTAGGTATAGGCACTACTGGTCAAGTATTGACTGTTGCAGGTGGAATTCCATCTTGGGCAACTCCAGCAGGCGGTGCAACCTTTTCAGGCGTAGTTTTATCAAAGACAGCAGATCAGACTATTGCAACTAGTTCAGCAACAGCAGTAACTTTTAACACGGAAAGTATTGATTCAAACGGTTATCACGACAATGTTACAAACAATTCACGCATAACAATCCCAAGTGGTAAAGCAGGAAAATACTGGGTATCTACTCAATTATCTTATGCGGCAAATACAACTGGTTATCGATCAATAAACATTAGAAAAAATGGAACTACTGTTGGTGGACTTTACACAGCGCCTATAGGTGGTGCTTCTTGGAATACAATTATTAGTTTTGTTCAAGTTATTGATTGTGCAGTTAGCGATTATCTTGAAATTTTCACAGTACAAACAAGCGGTGGAAATTTAAACCTTACTGGAGATAACGATTCAAGTCTCATAACCAACTTTCAAGCATTTTTGATTGGAGCATAATGATAAAATTCGATAAACCTGCAAATCTTAATGGTGCTGAATTATTGGCAGAATTGAAAACTGCTAAGATTGATGTTAATGGCTTGCCAACTATTGATGCAAATAATGATCTTTGGTTAGATGTAAAGTCTGCCGATGAAGCAAAGGCTAAGTCTGTAGTGGATGATCATAATGGCAATACTATTGCTCCAGATTTATCAGCAGCTCGTCAACAAATACTTGATCGTCTTGGGCTTACAGCTGATGAAGTGGCTATCCTTCTAGGATAATGACAGCAAAGCTAAGCCGAGCTGCGATCCAACTAAGGGAACAGATCGATGATGCCTTCATGGGTCGTGACAAAGCATCAGATGGTTGGATCGGTGATTCCAGACATGCTGCTCGTAAGTCTGATCATTCTCCAGATGAGCAGGGCTGGGTACGTGCCATCGACATCGATCGTGACCTATCAGGAAAAGCCAAGCCTGACCTCATGCCCGATCTTGTTGATCAAATTCGTCTTGCCTGCAAAAAGGGATCCGAGAAGCGTATCAATTACATTATTTTTGATGGGTTCATCTACTCATCAAAGTTTAGGTTTATTAAAAGGAAGTACAAGGGCGCTAACAAACACAATAAACATGCACATTTTAGCTTTAAGAAAGAAGCTGACTTACTGGGGCAATTTTATCAAATACCTATGTTAGGCGGAGAATAATGAATCTAAAGAATCCAGCAATCCTTGCAGCAGGCGCTTTCCTTGCAGCTTGGTCAGCAAGTAATTTCAACCTTGACTACAGAGCAATCCTATGGTCTGTCTTATCAGGCGTGTTCGGTTATGCCTCACCTAAACGATAATGACTGCGCCGGACATGGCGGCTCTTGCTGTTGCTGCTACGACCGTTATTGGTTCATTTATTGGCTCGGTGCGCTGGTTAGTAAAGCACTACCTAAACGAACTTAAACCCAATTCAGGATCATCTTTGCGAGACGAAGTTACTGCGCTTTCAGCGCGTGTCGAAACCATAATCCGACTCTTAGAGAAGTGACAATTATCCTATGGCAAGAAAAGCAACTAGAGCATTAGAAGATCAAGGCTATTCAGAGCTTGATGCTTACTGCATTGGGTTGCATGAATACTATAAATCCTTAAAAAAAGCTGGCTTCTCTGAGTCTATTGCTCTGTTTATGATTACTGAGCCACAGTCTTATCCAGCATGGATCTTGCCATCTCCAGTCGATCCAGAAAGGTTCGGCGATTACGAAGATGAGGAAGATGACTAAAAAACGCTATCTAGTGATTTCGGATCTTCAGATTCCATTTCACCATGAGAAGGCAGTTAAGAATCTAATCAAGCTAGTAAATAAGGAAAAGTTCGATTTAGTATTAAACACAGGCGATGAGCTTGACATGCAATCCCAATCAAAGTGGGCTAAGGGTACACATTTAGAATACGAAGGGCAGCTAGATGCCGATCGAACTCTGGCTCAAAACATCCTCTGGGATTTGCGGACTACCGACATCACTCGATCCAACCACACCGATCGTCTTTACCACACTCTCGTTAGAGGCGCTCCTAGCCTCATCGGACTTCCAGAACTCGACTACGCCCGTTTTATGGGCTTCTCTGACATGGGGATACGCTTTCACAGGAAGCCATTTGAATTCCATAACGGATGGGTCTTAGTTCATGGCGATGAAGGGTCGATGAACTCTAACGCCGGACTTACAGCTTTAGGCTTGGCCAAGAAGTTCGGTAAATCAGTAGTCTGTGGACATACGCACAGAGCGGGCATAAGTGCCTTTACAGAGGGTCTAGGAGCCCGATACAGGACTTTGTGGGGCGTAGAGGCAGGGAATGTCATGGACAAGGCTAAAGCCTCTTATTTGAAGGCTGGAGCCGCTAATTGGCAGATGAGCGTGGCTATCATCGAGACACATGGAAACAGAGTGAGTCCTATGTTGGTACCGATCAATAAGGATGGCTCATTTACTGTTTATGGCAAGCTCTATGGATGATCTAATCAGAGACATCTTCCCTGTCAGGCGCACCATTGATGATGCTGTAGATCAGGCAGAAGAAACATCATTCCGACACGCCAAAAGGCAGACATTTAGATAAATCTATGCAACACTAAACCTGTCACCAGCCGAGGGCGCTGGTGCGATAGGGGCAAGAAATGACTGACAATCAAATCATAGGAGCAGCCTTATTGCTGTTTCCTTTATTAGTTGGATTGATCTATTCACATGTATCACATGGCAATTATCAAA